ACATTATGATGCTGCTGCTTGGTGTCCTTGCTCGTGAAACAGCAGGTGTTTATGCCTATTGGCTTGGATCATCTTCTGGCAGCGCACAAAAGACTGAGTTATTAAAAAAATGACCGAATGGAACTACCCTAACTTCTCGCGCAAAGAGATGGCCTGCCAGCACTGCGGGGCAGAGGGTATTCGTCCTGAACTCATGGACAAGCTGCAAGCCATGCGTACAGAGTATGGCAAGCCTATGACGATCACCTCTGGCTACCGCTGCCCACAGCATCCAGTAGAGGCCAAGAAAGCTACTCCCGGCGCCCATGCGCTAGGTCTAGCAGCCGACATTGGGGTGCAGGGTGCAGAGGCCCATGCAGTCCTTGCCCTAGCCATGAAACATGGTTTTAACGGCATTGGAGTGCAGCAGAAGGGTACAGGCAGGTTTATCCATGTAGACGTAGCAACAAACCAATTGCCGCGTCCTACGGTGTGGAGTTATTGATGGCTAAGAAAAGCGTGTCTTTGGCTGTAGGTCGTGGTGAAAAGCTGCCCGTAAGCAAGGGCGCTGGCCTGACCGCAAAGGGTAGGGCTAAGTACAACCGGGCTACCGGAAGCAAGCTGAAGGCTCCTGCGCCTAATCCTAAAACCAAATCTGAAAGAGGCCGTAAGGCTTCGTTTTGTGCCCGTATGCGTGGCGTAGTCCGTAACGCTAAAGGCCCAGCAACAAGGGCCAAGGCATCACTGAGAAGGTGGAACTGCCGATGAAAAAAGGTCTGTACTACAACATCAACAAACGCCGTAAAGAAGGCAAACCGCCTAAGAAACCCGGACAGAAGGGCTACCCCACAAGGGCAGCCTTTATTAGGTCAGCAAAGACTGCGCGTAAACCTCGCTAGTTGTTGTCTCCTCCCGCCCTTTACCTCCTTCAGGCGGGCTTATGCCCCGGCCTTGGTGCCGGGGTCTTTTTAGATTCGGTTGACTTGATCGCAGATTACGCTTGCAATCGTGGCTGCAATCTCTTTGTTGCCATGCGACATAGTGCAAACCTTAACGCCATCAGCGTCAATGATCTCAATGTCACCGTTACGCTGAACAGCAGTAGCCCAAGGAATACAACACATATCCTTGACCCACTGAGGCTCTGAACCCTTCTCATGCTCCCAGCGTTCTTGATCGTCATTCATTTCGTGTAAGTCACTCATTTTTTGGCGGCTCCGAAGATTCGACTAATTGACCAGAAAAGTTGTATGTACCAAAGTGCCCAATTTTGCACCAAGGCGCAGCCCATACTTTACCGCCAATCTTTCTCCATTCGTGGCAAAAGTGGTAATCTTCACTTAGAAGCCTGCCGCTTTCAGGGTCGATGCTTTCTGTAAAGAACCTGTAAACAGGCTTGCCACCCGGCATATGACTCATGTCATTTTTGAATACCGGGGTTGTCTCCTTCATCTTCTCAAACACTTCCCGCTTAATCAGCATGATGCCGGTGCCACCAGCCGCAATCTCAAACGGCTCATTGACCGGCACTGTTTTGCTTGCAGAACCATCAAGCAGATTGACTACAAAGGAACCCGTAAACTTGGACAAGTCCGGTTCGCCTCGCAGTGCAGCATCTCGCACGGTGTTCCAGTTAATTTCTTTCTTTGGGCACATGCCAACAATGATGTCACGATCAGCCATTACCATATGGTAGATGTCTGACCCGCGCCATTGCTGGTCTGCGTCTATGAATAACAGGTGTGTGTTATCAGTCTCTAGGAACTGGCTCACCAAGTTATTCCGCGCCCGTGTAATCAGGCTCTCGTTAAACATGAAGGCGCATGATAGTCGGATATTCTTAGCAGAGAATACGCCTGACATATCCAATAGCGACTGAACGAATACACCAGTACAGTTTCCTCCGTACATAGGTGTCGCCAAAAAAATCTTGATTTTCGGTTCTTCCATGTTATCTCCGTATTAGTGAGGGGTGCCAGAATCGCTGCCCCTCGGCAACGTCCTAATCACCGTCTTTTGCGGACGGATGCACCTCTGGCTGTGCGGGGGGTAATTCATTTCCTAATAACTTCATAAAGTCTGTCCAGCGCATCATGGCTAGTGTCTTCTTACCATCTGCTCGCATCAGGACTATGGGTGTCTGAGTTTCGTTGCAAGCTGCTTCTGCCTGCTCCATGAACTCATACACGGCAATCTTTCTGCGGCGCTTACATTCAATAACGTAATCGCCAACAATTAAATCACCTTCGCCTGATACCTGATACTGCGTAAGATTACGTCTAGTTTTAACGCCAAGTGTTTCAGCGAGATCAGCAACAATCTCGCGTTCATACCCGGCTCCACGTTGACGCTGTAACTTGCCCATTGCTAGAAGGGCACGTCACTGTCATCGTCATCAAGGGCACGGCTAGGCGTAGGCTGTACGTTCTGCTTATAGCCGGGGTCTGGTTTCCAGTTATCTTCCTTCAGAGAGATCAGTGGGCCTTTGCCTGATTGCTTAGTCCAAGCTGCAATCTTAACTGTCTCGCCTGCCTCGTAAGCACGTTCTAGTTTTAACTCACCTTTCCAATCAGGGCCAGCACCAGTCTCGCCCTTCTTGTGGTTAGTAAACAATACACCTGTGCCTGCCTGCCGTTCCTGCTGTTGATACGCCATGTTACTTTCCTTTCGCCAAATGATAACGGGCAAATGTTTTCCCGTTCTGTTTTACATCTTCCGTAATAATGTTGTGCCCCATGTTCCGCAAGTCATCAATCCTTGCAGCCAGCCTAGCGCAACCAAACAAACCCAATGCACCTACATGAGTGATACTGTTTCCTGCTTCTAAGTATTTAAGAATCATCTCGTTTTGACTGAGTTTATGGCTGCGTAGACTTGCGACTATTGCTGGCTGTTCTACTTTGGGAGCATGTCTTTAGCAGCCTTGAGTAAGCCACCACTGATCCTCTCCCAAACCTCAACATGCACACCTTCCAAGGCATTAGCCACTGGCTCGTTGACCTTGGTTAGATCGCCTATCTTGGCTACCTTGTCCTGCGGCTCAATCTTCTTGCTCTCAAGAATTTTGACACCCATCTTTTCAAAGTGCTTTAGCCAATCGTCCGGGTCTGCATGGTAGGAATAAGGCTCGTCTGAACCCGGCACCATCAACGCCCAATCTCCTGCTGGTTCCTCTAGGATTGTTGGGATGTGTTCTGCTGCGGGGATGACGATATTTTCTGTACGGGCATTAGGGATTGTTTCGACTTCAGTTTCGTCCAACATTCCAAGTCCGCAATGAGCAAGCACTGATCGGCGTATCGCTTTGGTAGTGCATTTAAGCACCGCGTTAGCAAGGGCATCGCCTCTGAGTCCTGCGACAGAAACAGCGCCCTGATTCTCGCTAACTCGGTTATCAGCCCCGGTAACTCTGACTGAGACAATGTAAATATCATCGACCCGTTCTTTACCCGTAATCTGAGTTGACAGTCTATGGATGTTGCAGAGTTGTTGGGTTGCTCCTGCGTTTGCATATAGCACCTGTTTGCCGGATAGGTTGAGCAGATCAAAAGGTTTGGCAGATGGGTCAAGGCCAATCTGCTTGCAGCGATAGTTGTAATAAGCCACCTTCTGAACTTGATTCAGGCCAGATAGATCGCCCTTGGTTACGATAGATTCAATAATGGCAGGGTCAATAACAGCGACCTCGCCCTTCGGTAGGTTGACTACGTTACTCATGATTAGCCCCTCATTTAATTAGGAAACGCCGACTTCCCGGCTGCTCGACTACAAACTTCTCATAGGTTTCAGGCAACGCCTGCTTGAGCAGGTCAGCAGAGAATCGCTTGCTCGGCTTGCTGGTCTTCCACGTGGCTAGAATCTCGCCACTGAATGACTTAAGCGTAGCCTTCTCCCGCATGGCAGATTGGATCATCTGCTTCAGTCCTTCTTCTGCTTCCTCGTATTCCTTCATCTTGGCCTTAATCATGGCAAGCTGTTGGATTGCAGTCTCAAGCGCGGCATTGGCTACCATCTCGCTACCATCGTCCACCTTGTAGATGTCCTTGGTAACGTCAGCCATCGTTGTCGGGTTCCAGTTGCGGGTCTGCACCTGTGCCCAAAACTCAGCCATTGCCCGGATGTGGGCCTCTGCTTCTAACTGGGTGAAGTTCTGTGGAAAGTGGCAGAGTTCCTGCCCCCCAAATAAAACCACTAAAACGATGTTCTCGACACCCTCATGCACAATCTGCTCATGTAGGCACTGGGCACGATACTTCTCAGAGATCATCTCCGTGCCATCATCGCCATACTTCTTGCGCTGGTGTATGCCAAGGTTCTTGACTTCATAAAGCGTCTTACCATCGGCGCTTATGTAGTCAAAGTGTGATGCCATCCAGTTGTGTTTTGAATGATGCAGCGTGTAGTCCGCATCCTTAAACTCCCAACCCCAACGTCCTGCTGCGGCTCGCATGATTGGCTCTTGCATGATTAAGCCCATCTGCACTGCCTCGTTATCGTCTAGGTTTGGTGCTTCTTTTTGCCCGGTCTTTTGCAGATAGACTTCCCCGCCTTTGCCCTCTGCAATCATTCCTGCATCGGACGACCAGATCGCCTTGTCGCGGATCGACAAGTCATGTTCGCTTAGTGCCATATCAGCCCCCTTATAAGATTAGCGAATGTTTAACTTTTTTGAGTCTTCTTGATCTAAAAACTTATTCAGTTTATCAACCATCAACAACAAGTTATCACGTAAAAATTTTGCCTCTGATAAGTTGTCATACAT